CAAACCTTCAAGGATTTGAATTAGAATATTTTTTGTTTCTGAAAACTCTTTTTTTATGACATCGTAAATCATCTTATATGTTATGCCCTCAATTACATCATGCATATCATCTTCGAAATCAATCAATTTTCTGTTGAAAAAAGTATCAATTTCTTTATTGATTATTAACCAGTTTTCCTTTAAATGATTTTTTTGGATATATTTTACTATTTTTTTTTGAATCGCCCAACGAATATCCTGAATTTGCAATGTCAATATCATTTCAAGAGCTTTCCCAGTCACTTTTTCAGTCCTTAGCCGTTCTTCTAAACGATTAAGAACTTCTACAAGTTTTTCATTTTGAGTTATAAGTGTACTCCTTCTGTTTTCAGCATATTCTAATTTTACTAAGATTTCTTCATAATATTTCTTATTGTCCTTAATCATCAAGTCAAATATAGTTTTTGCAAAATAAAGAAATATCCCACATATTACTACTGTCACTCCCAGTTCACTAATTTCTTTAAAAAACATTTTTTCCCCCTTAGTTGCTAAAGTGCAGCAGGATTTGCTTTTTTTTCTACATTAAATATATTTTGTAGTACTACTCTTAAATCGCAGTTCTTTTTAGCCTCTTCCAGTGCTATTGTTAATGCTTCTTCTCCTATCTCTTCAACAAAATTTGGAATAAAAGGTCTGTCAATTGTTTTTTCTTTTTCCAGCAGATCCTCTAATTTTTTCCAAAAACCATCATGTACTTCCTTGAATTTTTCTATTCCAGCTTTCCCTTTACTCAATATTTCTGTTTTATAAATTAATGTCTTTCCTAATTCTATAATTTTCCCTGTTATATAAATTTTTGCTGCTAATCTGTCCATAATTATCTTCTCCTTTGTTTGTTTTATATTATATTTTATTCTAGCCATCTAACAGCCTCAAATTTGCATTTTATTCTGTCAGATGACTATTTATATCTAAAATTGTTTTAAAGCCTATGTGGGCTAAATATACAAGCCATTTTTTCTATAGACTCAGTTTTTTGATTTTTTGAGCCTATAAATTTTTTTAGGCTTAATTTTTTGAAATTTTGAGTCTTAAACTAATTCAATATGGGGATAATCTTTAAATTTTACCCAGTCACCTCCCCATACAATGTTTATTCCATTTTCTTTTGCTACTTTTTTTAAATGATCTGCTACTTCCCTATATTTTTTTTCATTATTCCAGTCAATTTTATCAGGCAATGCAGGATCATAAATTGCAAAATCTATTGCATGGCCATATCCATCACTTTTTGCTTGATGATTAGATTTGCTTTTATAACCGTCACAGTTCGTCACTTTCGGACCAGGTTTAGTTCTTCCTTGCTGATATAGTTCATTTTGATAAGCTGCTGTTCTCAGTCCTTGCACTACCATAAAATCATGAGGACTGTCCGTTATCCCCAATTTTATTAAAGTCTGCAAAGCTGGATGCACCCCCTCAAGTCTGTTTAAACTTCTTTGAGATAGTACAAATTTCTTTTTTTCTACTGTTTCAACTGTTTCAGTCGTCAAAACAATATTTTCTCCTTCAATTTCAACTCCTGTTATCCTTAAAGTTCTCCCCCCTTCCACAATTTCCGTTCCTATAAGTTCCTTTATATCTTTCATTTCTATTCCACCTTTCCTTTTATTAGTTCCATGTCTTTTAAATATCTATACAATTTTGATGGACTGAACTGATACCCAACTCTATCCTTTAATGACTTAAGCTTATAAGTCAAGGTAAACTGCAGAGCGTAATCTATAGCATTCAAGCAAAATTCCGAACAAAAATATCTGTCATCGTTCTGTACTTTGCTTGCATAGAAAAACTGTCCTAAAATTCCTAAATAATCATAACCTTTACCTTGTGCTGTTCTAAAAAATTCAATCACATCTTTGGGATCAATATTTTTATCAAGCTCATAAATTTCCATATTTTTCTGATACTTAAATTTTCTTGTCCTAACTCCACCTGGATTTGACAGATATACTTCATTGTTATAGATAAATTCGCAATGACTATACTTTCCAAACGTCCATAAAGATATCAGAAATCCAATCGGAGTTTTTGGCTTATGAAAGCTAATATATAGCTTATTCTTTTCCAACTGCATATTACCTCCTTTATTCGCAAATAACTTTTTTAAGTGCTTCTCCTCCGATTTGTGAATATCCAACAAATACTGGATTTGGTTTTAGTTTTGGTTTAGAAGCTGCTTTTCTAATTTCTTCCAAAATTTCTTCAGCAATTTTTTGATTAAAAACACTTCTAGTATTAATTCCATTTTCTGTTAATGCTATTTTTGTGGCCATATTACCTCCTAACTCTGCTTTATCTCATTTTCAAAAAGTTTATTGTACTCTGTTTCAGAATTAAACGTTTTCAGCTCCTCAACCGTTTTATTTTCTAAACTATGGCTTAAAGTTGTTTCAGTAACCATAGATGCGGTAGTGTGTTTCCTCATAATCTCGGACATTTCAATGAATTTTTGCACACTAACATTCACATATTTTTCTGAATTATCTTCAGTGTAGAATTTCCAGTTTTCATATTCTGTAGCCATAAAGTCTGTCATAACCTGTGCCAAATTAAGTTTTTTCCCTGATGTTATTTGTTTCATAAGACTTAACGCAAATTTCAAGACTAAAGAAAATAATATTTTAGTAATATTACTTTGGTCTATTGTGCGATTGTATTGCAGATACTTAGTGCCTTTTACTTCAAACTCAAAAGGCTTTTTCTCTCTTTCAAGTCTTAATTGGTACAGTTCCTCTTTCAGTTTTTCAATTTTTTCTTCTTTTCTGTACTTTATCTGATTATCTTCGATATACTCAAATTCAGATAAATTAACGGTTTTTATTCTTCCATTTTCAATTAACTCATTATTTGCAAGAGTATATTTACCTTTTTTAAAGAGTTCTTCTTTTGTCATTTCTCTTATATTTCCTGATTCCAAAATTGGATTTTGATATTCAATTTCTGAAATTAAATCTCTTGAGACATCAAAGTCTGGATAAAATACTTTTGGATTTGCTTTAAAATCTTCTAAGCTTGAAATAACAGGTCTCCCCATTATTTCAAGAGTTTCTTTGTTATAAATATTTATTATCATTTTTTATACCTCCTTATTTTTTTTATTTTTTATTTCCAATTCTGGATAAATTGGAAAATTTATTCGAAACGCACTGGATAAATTTAGGTAATAACACTCCTATCGGAAAAGTTTTTGAGACAGCAATTAAAGTACCGACGAAGCCTTACAAACTTTTCTATTCTGTATTTACCGGGGGCTCTAAATTTATTGACTTAAAAGTTGCCTCTCAATATGCCACAAGTGAAATAGTAGTTAATCTCGGAGTTTCAAATACTGGATTTCTACAGTATTCAGTTGCAAGAAACACTTCCGTAATAGACGGACGACACATATGTGTCATGTTTGTTTTTTAGTCAGTAGCAAAAATGATCAACAAGCAAATATTTAAACACAATAAGTAAAAGTTCCTTTTATCTCATAATACTGTTTTCCTTGAGCTCCCCAAATTTTAATTCCTGACTCGCGAGGAATCAATCTGACAGTACCATTTATGTTGTTACGCTCTTGTGCCATCATTACATGTTCTGTGTGAAAATATTCTGCATTCGGAATGAATTCAGCAGGATAATTAATTAATTGAGTATCATTGTTAAATGTGAAAGGTTGAGTAGCATTTGCTAAATGCAAAAAGCAACTAACAACATTTCCTGTTTTTGTAAATTTAACAAAACCGTTTGTAATGTTAATTCTTTTAGTCTCTACTTTGAATAAATTTTCCAATTTATCCAAAATAGGCTTATTAGATATAGCCCTAAATTTTGAGCCATCATTATAAGTCAAGCTATTATTTACTATGCACTCATAGTAGTACTTTAAAGCTTTATCATAGTAAAACTTCCCAGTAACTTTTGCTCCTGTGTCCTGGATATTTCCTCCAAACTCTAAGCCAATTATTTTTGCTAATGCCTGTATTTCTAAATATCTCTTGTCTGCTGACTCTCTTGTTAAATAAGTCATAGAATTATCTATTGTTACATTTAAAGTAGCAGCCTGATCGATTATAATAATGCACTTTTCT